ATTAGTCGTCATCTCCTTCCGCTGTACGTTTCTGGATTTGTGCGACCAAATCCTGACACCACTTCAATCCTGAGATGGTGCCAACGTATTGACGATAGGAAGAATAGTCTTCTGGTGCTCCTGATCCAAGGAGTTTCTCGTACTCAATAATCTGAGATTTTATTTGTTTCTTTATGTCTTCGTAATACATTGGTTCTCCGTTACGTGGGGAAGACGGGGGACGGCCTACTTAGACCGATTGGACTTACCTTTTTTAATCTGATAAGCAGATTTTGGGGACATACGAAGAACCTCAAGATCAGCCCGGACGCTAAAGTCTGACTGAGGAATCTTGGCAGTGTTGCCAAATGTTTTAGATGTTTTAATCTTAGCCATGATGGCCTCCTATTTGGGTTGACGGGCGGAGCGATAGCCGAGGCGACCACCCGATGCTTTATTCACAGGCTGCTTCCCGCTGGTGAAGTTGTCCGTTCCGGACGGACCGCGAGTTGCCCCCGTTTCTTCATCAACAGAATAAATTTTAATTTCTTCAAAGCCACGAGTCGCCCCGGTCTCTGAATTGACAGAACTACGTGGCGGTGCTTTTGGCTTCTGCTTTGGCATTGCGTTTTCGGTCATGACATAATTCCTTATTTATTTCGAAGATAATTTCGGAGAAGTTCGATTGGGGCATTATTTACCCCTAACTGATTAACATTATCTGAATACAGATCACGGTTTGAGGGGTCTCCCGGCGGTATTACCAGACCAGAATCACTAAATTGATAGTCTGGATGTATTTCTCGCATCAGACGAATAGCTTTATCTTTTCCAAAATCAGATTTTAAACGACGCATTTGTTGATAAACAGTTTCATCTGCTGCGTCTGATCCAGAACCACCATCTGCCATCATGGCGTAGTTACGCAGAATGTTGTCGCGGACAGACATGCCCCGGGCCATTCCGATAGGGCCACCACTATTAATAATCTGGTCGATCCGGCTACCACTGCCCTGTGTTGAGCCGAGTCGTTGGGCCGGGGACGGGTCAATACGAATGGCTGGGCCGGTCTTTTCACCACGTCCTGCTGCTCTGGCAGCACTTGCTGCGTCTAGCTGACGCGGAGAACGGGCACCTACACGAGAAGCTGGGGCGACATAGGAAGAAGGTGCTCCCGGAGTTGGCTTGGGCAGGGCAAGACGAATTTGTTCTTCAATCTGCTTACGCACAACCGGATTCCGGGCAAGTTCTTGTGGGGAGATTCGTCCGATGCCAAGACGCATTGCAAGGCGGGAAATAGACGGGGCGGACATTCTGATAAGCATTTGTCCAGCAACTGGGCCGCTAAACGTTCCTGCTGTGGCACCCGTAAGAAGAGCATTTATCTCATCTTCCGGAGTTGCTTCACGGCCTGTACGTCCTGCCAGTTCTATTCCAGACAATCCTGTGTTTTCACCGGCAGCGGCGCGGAGACGGGCGGCTTGAGAACCGTAGACACCTTCCTGACGGGCTTGTTTCTCCATATTAGCAATTGCGGCTATTTGTAAATCAGCAGCACGTTCACGAAGTTCCGGATCATTTCGGGCACCATCCATTGATTCTTGAGCCAGAAGTTCCTGAAGTCGGGGAGACTTCGACATAAATTCTTCCCGAATTTCGTCCATACCCTGACCCTGCATGGCGGCGGCGTTGTCGTCCACCGTCATCATCCCGGCCTCGCCCGGACCTGCACCGGGCAGAGACCGAACTGGAATAGGAGGAAGCTCTTCAATAATAATAGGAGCATCTGGTTTTGAACGAGGACGTGCATTAGATGTGTCGGGACGTGCATTAGATGTGTCGGGAAGAACTGCGCCGTCCCCGGCATCATCCATATACTTGCGGATAATATCTGCAACACTCCCACCTGTCAGCGGGTCTTGTCGCATCTGCTCTTCAAGACTGCCAAACTGCATCGGATCAAAAAGCGGACCGAGTTCTCGCTGGGCTGCATACATGTTGTCTTTATCAGTAATAAGTTCAGATATGCGGCTGTACATATCTTCGCCTTCTTTACCAGCGGACGTTGCCCGATTTCCACCATCACTGACTTGCGACAGCATCGCCACAATATCGTCTTGAATTGCCATGTTATATTCCTTTTAAGAGGCCCAACAGGGCAAAGATTACTCTAGGGTGCCAGATTTAGCAACGTCAGCAAGGAGATCAAGCAGCATTTTACGACGATCTTCTTCACGATCAAGTTCGGCCTCCTCCTTGTCAGACATAATCTTGATGCCGTCCTTGAGGGCGACCATCCGTTGCTGGTCTTCCTTCAGGTCTAGCTGACGGTTCTTGGTTGCAATGTTGGCCGCATCCTTGATAGCGTCGAGTTGTAGTTTCTCCTCATCAAGACGGACACGCTCTCCCTGAAGTGCAACAAGCTGCTGTTCTGGTGTGCCGCCCGAGACAATCTGCTGATTAGCCGTGGCAACACGGGCCGCTGCTTCTGCGATGATTGCGTCCTGCATTCCCTGCTGGACAGCCATCTGGTACTGCTCTGGGGGGACAGTCTGGGCAACCACACCCTCGATCTGTGTCTTGTACCGGAGCATCATATGTTCCTGAATGTTGGCCTGAATAATCGGGACGAACTGTTTCAGGGCGGTGGATGCACCCGATGTCGGGTCGGACAAGAAGTTTGTCTTGACCTGAATATGTGCCTCATGATCCTGACCGGGGAAGGCTGCGATAGGCATTCCCTTTGTGGCATTCATAATATCCGTGACAGGATCACCCGGCTGGGCTTCCTGCTTCTTCGGGATGACCTGATCAATGTTCGGGAAGTCTGCTGCCTCAAGAACCTGACGGATAAGTTCGGGGGTATTAAATGTCCCCGGGGGTGTCTGTGCTGATAGCTGGAGGGCCAGACTAGACAGGGACAATCGGTGTGCCCGGCTCGGGATATTCGGGTCCGAGACGGGGAGAACATCAACCCTGCCGTCAAAATCTTGGGCAAAGATTGTCATATCACCTTCAGGGGTGGCGTACGGGTAGCCGTTCACCGGGACAAAGGTTTCGTTAATCTGGGCCAGAATCTTGAACTGCTGACGCTGGGCATGGTGGAGACGCTTATGAACTGCTGTGAAGAACTTGGCCGATGCTTCGAGCAAGGCCATGGTTGTCCCGACAGGACCGTACGATGCTGCGTCTGAGACAACCTGATCTGTCTGGTCGGCGAACTTCTCGGCTGCGCCGGAGACAAACCCGAGTAGTTGGAAGAGTGTCTGGGACGGTTCTTTGTACGGGAGATTGACGATGGCCTTGTTCAGGTCCATCCCGAGTGCCTCAACTTCCTTGAACTCACCGGGGCTGATCGGGTCGTTATCACCGACAACACGGACACCCTTCGCCTTGAATCCTCCGGGGAGGTTGGCGAACTGTCCGGCATCGACAAGCGCCCTCATCGCAGAGGTGGCCGTCATGGTCAGGTTCCCGATCAGATGGATCAGGCCGAGACCGTAGAATCCAAAACCGGGGACATAACGATAGTGGGTGAAGTGAATCATTTTTTCTGAGAGAGGATCATCTTCACGATAGTTGCGCCGGAGCGACAGGACCGACCGGGACGATTCTTCTACGGTGATGATGTAAGGATAAGGCCGATCATCATCTTCGAGTTCCATGTAGCAGTGTTGCTCAAGGAGGGTGTACTCCGGGTCTTCAGACATGTTCCCGGCCAGACCCATGATCTCATCAATCTTGGATGAAATCTCATTGTCTGATCTGCCCTGCCCGTCAGGCTCGTCTGAGAGGTCTTCAATGTCTGCATACATCCCGGCACGGATGTCTCTGCGGAGATCGACCGGGGACTTGTAGATGACGTGGGTGTACCGGTCTGCCCGGCGGAGATCAGTTGCTGAATAATTTACATAAAACTGATCAATCGGGATGTGTTCTGCTGTCGGACGGGCCAGACCTGCATCGTAATACATCTTGACGATTGCCGACCCGACGATGGGGAGATGGAAGAGCATCCGCTCCATCTCGTCGAAGTACTCGGGCATCATCTCGGTCAGTTCATAATTCATAAACTTTCGGACACGGTTTGACTGCTGGACAATCTGGGAGTCAGGATCACCGATGATCTGTGTCCGGACAGGCCCATTAGATGGGAGAATTTCCTGAGACGCCTTCGACTGGAACTTGACTGCCGACTCAATAATAAGCGGGTGT